GAGTGCAAACTGCGATGTTTCTGCATCATTACGCTCCACCAGAACGCCCTTTGCATCGAGCTGCTCACCGAGAATCGCCGTTGCAAAGTCGGTGGTGATAAGTGCGACCTCCAGATCGCCGTCGTAGCCTGCGTTGTTATTGATGACATAATACACGCTGTTGTCAGCGTAGAAGTTCTCGTTCTCGCCGTTGGCGTCAATGCTCAGAGAGACCGCACCGGGCAGGCGCACGGGCGTTGCGAAGGTCGGAACACCATCGTCCGACCATGCCGTGATCTTTGCCCAATGCACCTTATTCAGACCGAATTTTACCTTATTCTTCTGCAGTGCCATTGTTATACCTCCATTTCGTAAAGCACCTCGTAGAGCTTTTCGCTCTCGATCCAGCTTTCAGTTTTCGTGTAATAAATATTGTGCTGCGTCAGCACTTCCTCCACACGGCTTTCCGTGTCGGGCGACTTTTCATCCGTATACAGTTCCACATCAAGCTGCTTGAAGCTGTGATACATCAGGTTATCCGCGCCGAAGGTATCCTCGCCGGGTGAGAGAAAAATAACAAAGGGCGGTTTCGGTGACTCGCCCTCGGCAAAATGATGATAGGCGAACGGCATCCCGATCTCCTGCATCATTTCATTGATTTCTTCATAGGTCATGACAGCGCCTCCTCGATAAGCTGCGTGAGCATTTCCTCGCCGTGTGCTTCCGCAGGCGCGATATGCGGCTTGCCGGATACACGTCCGCCGTTCCGCTTTGCATGACCTTTTTCAAGCAGGTGCGCAAGCTGGTAGCGGTCTTTCGAGTGAACGGTCATTTCAAGAGAATGGCTGTTCTCCTTCGTTTTCTTGGTCGTCCAGCTCTTGCGGTACTTGCCGCTGCGCTTCGGAGCATTGGCAGAGATTTCCTTCTTGACCTCGGTCGCTGTCTTTTTCACAGCAGCTTTCATAGCGGTATCCGCAAGGTCTGCATACTCCGTCAGTCCTCGCATGATCTCCGCCGCCATATCGTCAATCGAAGTCATCCTGCTCACCAGCCTTTCGTGTACCTGCCGTGATCTTCATATAGTCGAGTGATTTATAATTCGGCAGTACACCGTTGATGTCGTACACCAGTCCACGGAAGCGCAACTTGTGCGTCGTTGTATTGATGCGTTTGGTATCGGGTGTCTGCCGGACAGTGAATTCCAGCGATACGACTTCCTGCGTTACTCCCGCCTCGGTTGTTTCCGTCGATGTCTTTACGGACACGGCAGCCCAGCAGGAGAAGGCTTCCTCCCACCGGGCTTTGTGGTTGCCGATGCCGTCTATCTTCGTGCTGTGTTCCAGAAAGGCGATGCGCTGATTCAGCGTTCCGATCTCCATCAGATCACCCCTTCACGCTGCGCAAATAACAGCGACCGGAGTGTCAGCGTCAGCTTGTGGTAGTCAGCACCATTGCGGTTCTCATAGAGGTAAGAAACAGTATACAGCATAGCCTGCCGGGTGGTTTCCTCATTGACCGCAAGTGACTGCTCGTCCATTCTGCCGACGTCCTGCACCAGTCGCTTGGCAGTGTCGATCAGCGAGAGGATGAGCTTGTCATCCTCTGTATGATCCACACGAAGATAGTTTTTCGTCTCAGCCAGAGTGATCATGCACCGCTGCCACTCTTGACCTTGAGTGTCTTGATTGCTTCGGGGAGAATGAGCTTGCCGTCAAGACGCTCCATTGCAAGGAAGCCGACCTGACCGGTCATTGCGAACAGCTCATTCAGGCGCTTGAAGGTACGACCGGAACGATCAGCGATCCAGTAATAGCTGAAATCGCCGAATGCCATACACTTCTTGCCAGCGCCGATCTCCGGAACATAGCTGGAAGTCTTATAGGGACGGTTGAGAATCGTATCGGGAACGCCTGCCGCAACGGAAGGCTGCCAGATGTAGTTGCCGTTGCCGTCCTTGAGCTTGCGGAGTGCCTTGACCGTAGAATCGTTCAGCACCCAGACTGCCTTCTTGCGGTAAGGGCTGCGGAGCGAATAGAACAGCTCCATCACATCATCGAAAGTGATGCTTGCGCCTGCAGTCGTAGCACCGTCCTGTGCGCCGCCGGTCGCATTGAAGATACCAGTAGGCTTACCGGTACCGTTACCGATGAAGAAGGCTTCCTCCTCCTTTGCACCGATTCTGCGGGCAAACTCACGGGCGATGTAGGACGGAAGGTCGAACACGCTGTCATTGAGAAGCTCCTCGGAGATCTTGATCGCTGTACCGAGCTTATATGCGGAGAGCGATGCCTGACCGAAGGTGTCATCGGAAAGCGTGTACTGTTCTTCCTCATCCATCCAGACCGCATCGCCCTTCGATGTCACGATCGGAATCTTGCGGTCGCCGGAACTGGTCTTGATAACCGTTGCCATCTGGCGGAAGATATTCTCCTCCTCCAGCGCCTCGATGAGCTTGCGCTCGAATTCATCCGGCACAAGATAGCCACCCTCGATGTCTGTGCCGACATGAAGATCGTTGCGGACATCGATCCAGTTGCGGTTGCGGATGCTGTTCCAGAAGGCATCGCTGTATGCTGCAGATGCAGTTCCGGTCTTTTCCTGCTCGGTGTTCTGTGCCGCAGGTGTTGTGAGAATCGGTGCAGATGTTGCTTTCGCCATATCTGCCTCAATTTCTGCCTGACGTTCCATGCGCTGGATTTCCTTGCCGAGGTTCACGATGGTTGCTTCCATTGCGTCATAGGTTTTGCTGTCCTCCTCGGAAAGCGTACCGTCAGCCTGACGCTTGCTGTCGAGGAAGTCGCGGGCGGTGTCCCACGCCTTCGCTCTCTTTTCACGAAGTTCCTGAATAGTCATTATACATACCTCCAATCAGTATTTCAGAAGATTCAGCCGACTCATCAGCTGATCTACGGGTGTACATTTGTGTTCTGCCGAGACCTTCTGCATCAGGCTCTGCATGGTTGCTGCACGGGAATAAGACATTGCCGTGAGAGTGTCCTCCTTCGGCTCATCCTCATCCGGTGTATCTTCATCGGGTTCTTCCTCCGGTTTCGGCTGTGGAGTGCTGCCTGCAAAGAGAATACCGTCCACCAGTCCGAGGGACTGCGCCTTTTTCGCATTCAGCCATGTTTCCTCGTCCATCATGCGGGCGATCTTGCTGCGACTCAGACCGGACTTTTCCTCGTATGCGTTGATGATGCTCTCCTTGACCTCGTCCAGAAGCTCGATTGCCTTCTGCATCGCTTCCTTGTTGCCGAAAGCGACCGTAGACGGATTGTGAATCATCAGCATACCGGTCGGTGCGATGAGGGTTTCGTCACCAGCCATTGCAACAACAGATGCTGCCGAAGCAGCAATGCCGTCGATCTTGACCGTGACCTTGCCCTTATGATTGCGGAGCATCGTATAGATCTGCGATGCCGCAAATACATCTCCGCCGGGTGAATTCAGCCAGACGGTGAGATCGCCGCTGACCTTTGAAAGTTCGTTACGGAACATGGCAGGCGTGATCTCATCGCCGAACCATGTGTCTTCCGAAATCGGTCCGTTGAAGATCAGCTCGGCAGCGCCGGTGTCTTCATTGCGTACCCAGTTCCAGAACTTATTCATCTGCATTTCCTCCTTTCTCTGCGAAAGCGCCTGCGTCCTTCAGCTTTGTGAAGCTGCCGTTCACCAGATACAGATTGCCGCCTTCCTCATCTGGAATCGCGTTCATATCCTCCAGCTCACGGATATCGTTGGCGGACATCCAGCCGTTCTGTCTTGCAGTCGCATAGCCCTGCATACGGCTTGCATAGTCGCCGCGAAGCAGTCCTTCCACATTGAATTTAATGAAATAGCGCCCCTTTTCGGAATCCGAAAGAAGCGCCTTCTGTAGTCCCTGTTCCCAGCGTACCAGCCACGGATCAAGGGTGTATTTTACGAATTCGAGCGACAGATGCTCGATGTTGCTGAAAGTAGCATGGTCGAGGTCGCCGATCATGTGCAGCGGCACACGGTACAGGCGGGCAATTTCCTCGATCTGAAACTTTCGGGTTTCAAGGAACTGCGCCTCGTTGTTGGGAATGGAGATTGGCGTGTATTTCATGCCCTCCTCCAAGATCGCAGTTTTATGCGCATTGCTGCTGCCATACGCCCGCTGCCACGCCTCACGCACACGCTCCGGGTTTTTGATCACGCCCGGATGCTCCAGCACCGCCGAAGGTGCAGCTCCGTTTGCGAAGAAGGACGAGCCGTACTCATCACAGGCGACCGCAAGACCGAGTGCATTTTTTGCCATTGCAATGGGGCTGTATCCGACCAGACCGTCAAAGCCCAGTCCCGGAATATGCAGAACCTGTTCCATTGGCAGAATGATCTCGCCCTGCTGCTTGAAATTCGGATTGTGTTCGTCGTACCGGCTGTATCGATAAATGAGTCTGCCTCGATCATCACGGTCAACACGCACCTTATCCGGCATCAGCGGATACAGTCCGATGACGTCACCTCTGCCGTTCCGGATGATCTGCGCATAGGCGTTGCCATAGATCAGCAGGTGTGCCATCAGCGTTTCCCGGAACACGAATGATGTCATTTCCGGATTGGGCTGATCGTGCAGCAAAAAATAAAGCGGGTGCTTCGGCACTCGCTCTTTTCCGTTATCGGTGTACTGGTAAACGTGCAGCGGCAATTGTGCAATCGCCTCCGACAGCACTCTCACGCAGGCATAAACTGCG